GTGCGGTCCTCCATGGCCGCCAGTCAGCAGGAGAGTTCCGGCGGCCGCCCTCCAGGGCGGCATCCGGCCATGCTGATTCCGATCGCACGCATCGGCAATGCTGTTAAAGGCGGCGCCGGTCGTGTGGGATCTGGTATTCTTCACGGGGCAGCTCGAATTACAACCGAGGCTATCACAGCCCCCGTGCTAGCAACCGTAAAGGTTGCGGAAAGTGCAACGCTGGCGCTGGTGTCTATCGGAGGCACCGGTGCCGTGACGGCAGTTGGCATAACAGGCAAAGTGGTGGGAACCGTTGCACCTGTAGTCATCGCCGGGCTCATCGGAAAGCGAGTGATCGGCGGGTTTGTCCGCCACCTCTTAATGAAGCATCTCAAGGAAGACTGCGGCGCCTATGTTAAGACTGTGGGCCGCAACGTCGACTGGGACGAGGTGTCGAAGGAGGTGGCAACGCGATACCCCGTCGGCCACAGCCACGCTTTCGAAGCGGGAGTCCGGTATGAAGCGGACGTGATAATCACTCGTATCGCGGATGATCTCGGCTTACCGCGTTGGGATTCATCAATCTGCCGTCGCACTGCCAACACAGTGGCTGCCACCGGGTTTAAGATTACCGGGCAGCGTCACTGCTACACCGCCGCCGATCTGGCGGCGGAGTATCGCAATGACACCATCCCTAAGAACGCCCTCATCACTATTGTTGATCAGGATTGGTACCTCGGCCCGTCAGGGCTTGATATTTATGAGGGCCACCCGATTGCAATCTACACCATTTTCGGTGAGGGCGTCGCGGGGCGCCGGCCTGGGTCAAACTGGGCCATGCTCCCTGACAATAGGATGGTTTACAAGGTGGATGGCGGTCGCGAGTATCTTCATGCACTGAACGATTGGCGTCAGGACGATCTCTTGCTGTCCGGCCCGTTTACCGCGACTTTGTACAACCTCGTACACATCAAGTGTCGTCGCGACCCCATGCGCGGGGTCGTGCTTCTGTGCCCTTCGGCGCGTTTTCGCGTCGGTGGGTGGGTACTTCACGGCCTCAGCTTTCTGGGGGGTCTCAGCTTGCCGCGTCTGAATCAGGTCAGCGGCATTCAGGTATGGGGCAACCCCGGTGCTCAGGTTGTCGGCGCCCTGGTTTCGACGCCAGGGCGCCCGGCATCGGTCAGCTTGCGTTGGCACGAATGCTTGGACGGATCCTGCGTCACTATTTCGCAGAACTCGTTCGCTGCACTCCGTGCCCGCTCTTTAGTTGATGCTAAGAACGGCAAGCCGCAGATCCCGGCCTACTTCTTGCAGTCTCATAGCAAGGCGTTCGGCCTGGAGGACAACATGGCAGATTTCACGCTCATTTCGGCAGCACTGTCTTGTGAGAAAGTCCC